ATAAAAGGAACAAATGAATTAAAAGTTAAAATAACTAAATTATAATAATATTTATTATATTATGGGCGCAGCAGCAGGACCAAATTTAAATAGATCAGGATTAACACTTTGCGCGGATGTATCTAATCCTAAAAGTTATTCAGGCACTGGTACTACTTGGTCTGATTTAGTACAAAATTTGATATTTAATTCTGTAGGTGTAACTCAAACGCCATATACAACACTATCAAATGTAAAATGTTTTGATTTTAATAGTTCTGGTTATTGGGAATGCAGTAGTGGATTTGGCCTAGTAGATTTAGGAGGAGATTGTACAATTTCTATTTGGTTTTATAGTGAATCACCATCTATAAGAAGAACTATTTTTCAAAAAGCAGGAACATCATATCAATCTTATGAACAAGAAATAGCAGTTACATGGGAACTTGATACTGCTCCTAACTGGAGTTATTATTGTAGACAAAATCCGGCATATGATTATGCAACAGTTGCCGGTGGTAGTCATAATAAATGGAATATGATGACTATAACAATGACCACGGGTAAAACTACAAGTGCAAGAGTAGGTCAATCATATATTAATGGAACTACTCCAACAACATCATATTACAATTCACGTAGTAATGTGGCTCTTGTTGCTGCTGGCGCAATACAAATAGGAAGCGGTTATGCAGGAACAGTTGATGTTGGTTATATTAACAGTATATATTGTTATAATAGAGTATTAACTGCAAGTGAGGTATTACGTAATTATAATGAAACAAAATCAAGATATGGATTATAGTTATAATGTATGGCTACAAGATATTCACCGGCAATTGTTACATCAGGTTTAGTATTAGCTTTAGATGCGGCTAATGTAAAAAGTTATCCTGGATCAGGTACTACTTGGACAGATTTAAGTGGAAATGGCAATGACGTATATGCTTCTACAACAATATCATTGACGCAGTTTGGAGGTGCAATAGCTTTTAATTTGGATGCAGTTGGAAAATATTTTGGCAGAGGCCCTTATTATGGAAGTTCAAATTTTGTTAATAGTCCTTCAACTGACGCTACATTAGAAGCTTGGATATATCCAGCAGCTGCAGAAGTTAGTGTTGGTGATCGTGGTACAATTATATTAAATACTGGAACTAATGGACTTTATATGAGTTGGAATAAAAGTACTCAACAATTATCAAATTATTGGTATGGACATCCAACAGAAGGATATTGGGAAAATGCATCAGCTTCTAATAGGTCTGTTTGGACACATTGGTGTAGTGTTTGGAATAATGCTGATGGGAAAATATATCAATATACAAACGGAGTTAAAGCCTCAACTGATGGAAGCAGCGTAGGAAACGCTAATGCCGGTGTAAATATTAATATAGGAAGAGAATCTGATAGCAGACAATTTGCTGGCGGAATTGCTATTATAAGAATGTATAATACACCACTCACATCTACACAAGTGTTACAAAATTATAACGCAACAAAATCTAGATTTGGATTATAAAATATATGGGATTAACACATTCACCAAAAATAGTTACATCAGGGTTAGTTTTATGTTTGGATGCGGCTAATCCAAGAAGTTATTCAGGAACAGGTACTACGTGGGTAGATTTAACAGGTAATGGAAACAATGGCACATTGGTAAATAGTCCAACATTTAGTCAAGGAACATTTACATTTGATGGATCAACAAATTATATAAATGTATCTGGCGTAAATTTTGCAACTGGAACTTCTACTATAATGGGCGCTGCACGTTATAACGGAGCAACAAGAGGCAGAATTATTAATGGATTGAACAATAATTGGTTGATGGGTCATTGGTCAAGTACAACTCAAAATTATTATGCAGAAGGATGGGTTTCTGCTGTTAGTTCTGGTGCAAGTGATACTAACTGGAGAATACTGACATCAACATCTAATACTACATCCCCGTCTTATTCTTTATATGTTAATGGTAGTCTTTCTGTAAGCAATACAAATGGTACTGCGGGGCCAAATGGTCTACGTATAGGTGCATATGGAGGCGGCGGTGAATATTCAACAGGTCAGTGTGGATTTGTTTTAGCATATAACAGAATATTAAGCGCATCAGAAATATTACAAAACTATAATGCTTTAAAATCAAGATTTGGATTATAAAACGTAATAAACTTAATTGATTTTATATTTATAATCAATGAGTGCTAATAAATATCTTTATTTAATGATAAAGACACATATGATCACTGGATTAAAGTATCTTTGCAAAAAAGTTACTACCAGTGATTCTAAAGCTATTTCATACTTGGGATCTGGAACAAGATGGAATAATCATTTAAAAGTCCACGGTAAACACATAAATACAGAAATACTTGCTAAATATAATCTAGATAAAATTGAAGAATTTAGTAAATTGTGTATAGAATATAGTAATAAATTTGATGTAGTTAAAAGTAATGATTGGGCAAATTTAATCATTGAAACAGGCAAACCAGGAACTAAAATAGATATTTATTGCGGTGATAAAGGAACTTTTTTTGGAAAGAAACACACTGAAGAAACAAAAGAAAAAATAAGTATTGCAAATCGTGGAGATAACAACGCAATGAGAAGAAATAAAATTGCGTTGGAAAAGATGATTTGTACAAAAAATAAACCAGAAAATAAAGAAAAACAAAGATTAATTGCAATTGAGGTTAATAATAGACCAGAAGTAAAAGAAAAGATCAGACAATCAAAATTAGGATTAAACAATCCTGCCGCAGATAAAAATATCTATACCCTCAAAAATAAATTTACCGGAGATACTATCAATGGAACAAGATTTGATTTAATTGAACAAATGAAAAAATTAAATAGTAACAATCCATCTATTAATATATTAACAAATGGAGATATTGGTTATTTTTTAAAAAAAGACAGAGTTGTAAAAAACGTGAAAGGATGGACTAAAATATGAGTGCTAATCTCGACGCTGACAGAGTAAGATGGCCAGGAAGTGGTAGTGCTGTTACTTCTAGTAACATACCATTTGGCTTTTATTTGGATGAACCAACTCCTTCTACATTAACTGCAAGCATAGGTTATTTTGAATATGACTGTGAAAAAAGTGCGGAATGGGCTGCAAAGAGATTAGGATATCCAATCATTGATATTGAAATGATTGACGTTAATTTTTATGCATGTTTTGAAGAAGCTGTAAATGAATATGGCGCTCAAGTAAATCAATTTAATATCAGAAATAATCTATTAAATTTACAAGGATTAAGTACCGCAGATAATCCTAATATCACTGGTAAAAACGTTACTGGCACAGGATTACCTTATATAATTCAATTATCAAAAGGATATGGCAGTGAAGTTGGTGTAGGTGGATATGTTGAAATCAAAAAAGCACCAGTTGAATTGAGTTCAAGTCAACAAACATATGATTTACAAACAATAATTGGAGCTGATATTGAAAGTGGAAGTAGAGTTGAAATTAGAAGAGTGTTTCATTATCCTCCTCCAGCATTTGCACGTATTTATGATCCATTTAGTATGACTGGTATGAGTTATAGTAACGTACTAAATGAAATGGGATTTGCTGGATATAGTCCTGCTACACAATTCTTGATGACTCCAATCTTTGAAGATTTATTGAGAGGTCAAGCAATTGAATTTAATGACATGGTACGTAAAAGTGCTTATAGTTTTGAAGTTGTAAATAACAAATTAAAGATATTTCCAATTCCAACTTATAATCATAAAATTTATGTAGAATATGTTGTTGAAAAAGACAAGTTAAATAATGCATCCACATTTAGTAGTGGAAGTAATTATGATGTAGTTAGTGATTATAGTAATGTTCCTTATCAAAACGTAACTTACTATAAATTGAATGCGGTTGGTAAACAATGGGTCAAGAAATATTTCTTGGCATTGTGTAAAGAATTATTGGGTGCAATTAGACAAAAATATAGCACAGTTCCTATTCCTGGCGGTGAAGTTACATTAGACGGTGCAGAATTAAGAAGTGAAGCGTCTACTGAAAAAGAAGCACTAATAACACAATTAAGAGAAAATCTTGAAGCAACCAGTCGTAAATCTCAGATGGAAGCTAAAGCAGATGAAACTGAAAAAATGACATCAATCATGAAGACTGTTCCACTCCTGATTTATATCGGATAAAAAAATATGCCATTATTTGGAAGATATTTTAGTCAAAGAGACATTAATTTTGTTAATCAAATTAATGCTGAATTATTGCGTGATATCATTGAAACATATGTTGTTTGTTTCAAGATTTGTGCTGCTGAAACCAGAGTAAATATGTATGGTGAAGCTGCACCAACTGAAGGCAAATCATTTTTTCCTGGTGTTGAATTGACTGCTCTTATTGATAGAGGAGATATTACAACAAATGATGAAGGATTTGGTCCTGATAGAGATCAAAGTGTTGTATTTAAGTTTAGAGAATTGGCATTGAAAGATGCAAATTTCTATCCAGAAGTTGGTGATTTTATCTTATTTAATGACCGTTATCATGAAGTTGATAACGTGGTACAAGAACAATTCTTGGGTGGTCAAGCAAATAAATCTCACAGTATAATTTGCAATACTCACTATAGCAGACTCAGCCAAATCAACTTGGTTGATAGACAATTTTAATTTATGTGGACAGGAAATAAAAACAATCCAGTACCTAATTACACGGATAAAACACAGATTAATCCCGTATCTGCTAATGTTGTAAATCCTGCATTAGATACTAGAAGAGATCAAGATCCGAGAAAAAATAAAACAATTACATTATTGGATATTGATACATCTGTATTGGAATATCTACAAAATGTAATCAATCCAACTGTTGTAGACGCTGGTCAAAATGTTAAAGTACCAATTTTATATGGTAATCCTGAAAGATGGAAAGCTGGAAAGGTTGATGGATTTTTAAGAGATTATCAAGGTAAAATTCAAATACCAGCAATAATGTTCAAAAGAAATACATTTGGTAAAAATGAAAGTTTAACCACTTTAAATAGGTATTTAACTTATCCAGTCATCACAAAATTCAGTGAAAAGAACAAGTATGATAAATTTAGTGTGTTAAATAATAAAAGCGCACCTACCAATCAAATATTTGCAGTAACATTGCCTGATCACGTTAAAGTTGAATATGAATTCATGGTGTGGACTGAATATGTTGAACAAATGAATTATGTTTTGGAAAAAATTAACTTTGCATCAGAGGATTATTGGGGTGATCCACAAAGATTCAAGTTTAGAGTAAGTGTAGGAAGTTACACCAACAACATTGAAGTGTCAAGTGATAAAGACAGAATGGTAAGAACTACATTTCCAATGACAGTATATGCATATTTGTTGGCTGATAGTTTTGAAGATAGAAAATCAACCGTTCAAAGACTTTTAACACCAAGAAAAGTAAATATTGTAGCAGAAACTGTCACCAGTGCGCAAATGGATGCAATAAACAAAGAAGTTAAAAACAAGAGTTATAACAATCCATCTGAACCTTATTATAATACTGGCGTGGGTATGTCTTCTAATGATGATAGTTATAGAATTCCTGTCCCAGAAATTATTGATAATATAGAAAAATCAACTGAAGTACAAGGTTATACAAAATCATGATCTTTTTATTAATTACTTTTATATTTATAGCCAACCATTATAACGTAAACTAATTCAACAATTTTAATTTATGCCATATCCGAATGACAACAAACTAAACATAGTAATATCCCAAACAAGCGGAAGCGCAGATAATACTGGGAAATTTCCATTTACAGAAAGAATAATTAGCGGTAGTAATCTTTTTATACTTACTGATGCAAATGGTAACTTGACAGGAAGCACAAGTATTCCTGGCGGAAGTTTTACAAATTTGACAGTAACCTCTTTGACTGCAAGTTTTATTAGTTCAAGTGGTGGAATCACAAGTTCAGCTGAATATATTACTGGACCATTAACTGTTCTAGGTACTTCTACATTATCAACATTAAATGCAACAAATATCACCGCAAGTACCGGATTAAGTGCAAGTAATATTTGGTTTAGTAATAGTATGAACTATTCAGAAACCATGGCAACTGGTTCACTTACTGCACCTGATCTTAATTTTATTAGCACTGCTACTACAGGCTCTGATGTTATGTTTAATATCAGTGCAACCGCATTAACTGGTAGTGCAGTTGCAGTATTAATCAATGCTGTAGGATCTCAAACATCATATGCAATTAGTGCAAGTAATGGTATAATTGCTGGTACAGATTTTATTGCTAGAAATATCACATCAAGCAATTTGACTGTTACTGATAACGTTACTTTTGGTACCGCAACATCAGATGTTATTCAAATTACTGGTTCAACTAGTATAAGTGGTAGTTTAACTATCACAGGAAACATTGCTGGTACAATTGATAGTGCAAGTGCAGTATTGATTACTGATACTCCAACTACTGCAGGAACATATTATGTGACTTTTGTGGACGGAACTACTGGTGTAAGAGCTTTAAGAACTGATAGCTCTACACTAACATGGAATCCATCAACAAATACATTATCTAGCAGCGGAAATTTATATGTAGGTGGTGGAACAATTGATGGACCAAATGGTACAGTAAATTTATTTGCATCTGCAACAGGAATAAATGTTGGTAATTCTCTTAATACTCCTTTAACTACATTTTTTGGTGATGTAAAATTAGCCACCGGATTAATTAAAGGAAGTGATGGTTCTTCAGGATTACAAGTTCAAAGTTATGGTATTCAAGTTTATGGAAATTCAATTAGTTCTTCTGCTGGCACTACTAACATCATCCTAAGTACAAATCAAGATATAACTTCTAGTCGTAATTTGAGTGTTGCTGGTACAACTCAAGCAACTGCATGGAATAATGGTGCTTTGACTGTTGCTGGTGGTGTTGGAATTGGTAAGAATTTGTATGTAAGTGGATCAACATTCTTATATGGTGATTTAACAATTTACGGTACTGGTTCAGTAGTTAATATCAGCTCAAGTACAATAATAATTGGTGATAACAGAGTTGTATTAAATGCAGCTACTCCAATTCAACGTTATGCTGGCATAGACGTATTTGACAGTGGTAGTGGTACATATACAAACAGCGTAACCAGTTCTCTACTATGGGACGGATTAAATGATAATTGGCTGTTAGTAAGCAACAATCAATTGACTGGAAATCCATTAACACAATCCAGTGCAATAATGATTGGTGGACCAAGTGGAAGTTTTGGAAATGAACAATTGTTAACTACAAATTATATTCCAAAAGCACAATCCACAGGTAAAAATTTACAAAACAGTTCATTGATTGATGATGGTATTACACTATCTTATGCTGGTACTGGTATATCTTCTTCACAAGTTACTTCATCACAACTAACTGTAGCTTATACAGGCAGCATTACTTATGCTACTGGTGTGTATATTACATATTCAACTGGTTCATTTACAACAATTACTATTACCACTGGAAGTAGTCCTGGTGTAGGTGCTCAAGTTCCTTCAAGTCCAACTGCAACTGGATTAGCTGGTCAAATAAATGTGGATAATAACTTTATTTATGTTTATACAAATCAAGTTTGGAAGAGAGTTCCACTATCAACTTGGTTAGCGTAAAATAACTTGAAAATGTTTAAGTAATTGATAACCCAAGATAATAATAAGTCTTGGGTTATTATATTTATACAAACTGAAATAGTCTTATATTTATAGAATATGCCAATTGGAAGCACAAATGTATATAACTCAGGAGATTTAATACTCAGCACAGTAAGTGGTTCTGGTACATCTTTCATTGAAACAAAAATAATAGCGGCAACTAGTAGTTTAATTTTATTTAATGCGTCAGGAACGCTTACTTCTCAATCTTTAAATAGTACTACCGTTGGCACATCCAGTTTTGTAAGTGGCAGCACCTCAATAATTACAAATCTTACCGCAAGTAATATTAGTGCAAGTAGTAAAATTCAAGCAAATCAGTTAACTGCTAGTAGTATTCTTGCTAGTAATGGACCGTTGATAGTTACTGGTAGTAATGCTTATGTACAAATGTTTCCTGTTGGAGGATATTCATTACCATCTAATTTAACTGCAAGTTATATTTACACCAGTGGAAGTACAAATGATATGTACTTCACACAATACAACGGTCCATATACCAATACAACACGTTTAAGATGGATAGAAAGTAACTTATATACTGGAATATTACATGGTGGTGTATTGACTAGTACTCCTGGTTCAACAACGTTTACAGTTACTAATGGTGAGGGTATAATTGTTACAATGAATGCGTTTACGGCAAGTGCTCCGTATCCAACCGTCAAATTAGTTAGTTGGCCTACATCAACTCAACCAATTATTAACAGTGGAAGTGCTAAGATAACATATGTTGGTATTGATAATGTAGGAGCAATAGTACAACAAACAAACGCATGGGGCAGTAGTGATATAAATCAGTGGGATAATCAAATTGCTTTGGGTGTTGTATTACATTTGAGTGGAAGTGTAAGTAACGGTGTATTTAATAGTCCTCAGATATCATATGCAAATCCACAACAAGCAGATGACTTTTTCAGATCATTTGGTCCGTTAAAAATTAGTGGACACACACTACAAGCAAGTGGAAGCAGTCCAACATTAAGTATTAAAAAATCAGGCGGTACTGCTTATAGAGAAGGTGCAAATTATTTAATAAATCCAAATCATCCAAGTACTGTTGTTGAAAATGCAATAACTTCTAGCAAGATTTATAGATATTATCTTTCAGGATCTACACCCGTAATTGATACGGGCGTAGCTAATGCAGGTTATACAACAATTGATAATGATAATTATGTAAATACCGCAACTGGTCAATTGACATCTGTTGGTAATAGTAATTGGACAGTACAAAGAGTATTTTGGATTCCTAACAGTCCTACCAATGCATTTCTGGTATATTATGGTAATGCAAGTTATCCAACTTTATTGGATGCAGTAAATGCAAAAGATAGTGAACCATTTACAGAAGCACCAAATACTGCATTAAATGGTATATTTGTTGGTTATATTATTATTGAAGGTGGTGCAGGTAGAGATTTATTAGATTCTACAGAATGTACAATAATTCAAGGTGGGTTGTTTAGAAATGTTGGTGGTGTTGGTAGTAGTGGTACAGCTCCTGTGTCTACTACATTGGCTGGATTGAGTGACGTAGCTTTATCAGGTTTATCTGCGGGTGATTTATTGGTATATGGTGGCGGTCAATGGAACAATAATAAAACATTAACAGGAAATTATATTGTTAGTGGATCATTGAGTGTTACTTCAGGCGTTACTGCAAATTTGACAGGCACAAGTAGTTGGGCAACAAATGCGGTAACATCAAGTTTTGCATTAACTGCAAGTTATGTGAATGGCAGTACGTCAATAATTACCAATCTTACTGCAAGTAATATTAGTGCAAGTGGTACAATAATTGCAAATTCATTTACAGGTTCATTTAGTGGTAGCATAACAAATGCAGTAACTGCAATATCAGCAAGTTTTTCAACAAACAGTTTAACCGCTTCATATTTAACACCAACCAACAGTTATACAATCACAAATCTTACCGCAAGTAATATTAGTGCAAGTAACGCATTAAGTTCAAGTAATGTATGGTTTGGTAATAGCATGGTTTATGTTGAAACCATGATAACAGGTTCATTAACTGCTCCTGATGTTAATTTTACAAGCACTGCTATAACTGGTTCTGATGTAATGATGAAAATTGATGCCACTGCATTAACTGGTAGTGCAGTTGCATTACAAATCAATGCATCAGGATCTCAAACGTCATATGCAATTAGTGCAAGTAATGGTACTATTATTGGTACAATATTTAGCGGTAGTGCATTTAGTGGAAATTTTACAGGCAGTGTTTTTGGAACAAGCAGTTGGGCCACAAACAGTTTGACTGCTTCATATTTAACACCAGCAAATAGTTATACAATTGCCGGATTGACCAATAATGGAAGTTTGTCACAACAAGGTACATTATCAATGGGATCTGGCTATCAACTTCTTGCTACAACAGGTACCGCACCAATTCCTGGAATTTCATTTGTTGGTGATACTAATACTGGCATATATGCACCAGCAGCAGATACACTTGGATTTTCTATAAGCGGAAGTGAAAGAGTCCGAATTGACAGTAATGGCAACGTTGGTATTGGTACAAGTAGTCCAGCCGCAGGATTAGATGTGAGCAAAGCAACATCTTACGTGGGTATTAATGGAACTGATACATTCCTTTATTTGAGAGGATACAATACCGGCAGAACTGCAATTATAACAAATGCCGGTTCTTCAGGCAACTATAATGGTTTAGCAATAATTACCAATGAAACAAATGCCAATTCATTATCTAGTTGGAGAATGGATATTGGTGGATATGATGGCATAAGTTATGGTACAGATAACTTTTGGATTGGTAGAACTCCATCAGGCGGATCATTGTCAAGATTTTTCTTTATTAACAATAGTGGCAACGTTGGTATTGGTACAACCTCACCTGGTGAAAAATTATCTGTAATATCTGGTTCAACAAGAATTGCATCAACATCTTTAGCTGGTGCACTTTTTCTTGGTAATGATAACAGTAATATATACTTACAAAGAGATAACAGTTATGATTTAAGTTTGGTTCAAAATGGTGATTCAAATAGTTCTTTATATTTAGCAAGTGCTGGTAGCGTATATGTAAACATTGATGCTAATAATAATGATACAGATAAGGCATTTATTGTACAAAATAATGCGCTTAAAGCTGGAACTGAATTGTTCAGAGTAAGTGAAACAGGTAATGTTGGTATAGGTTCTAGCAGTCCAGGTTCTAAATTAGAAGTAATTGGTGGTACAAACACTAGAATTAATTTGGGTAATATTGATGATGTTAATAGAGGCGGTAAATTAGAAATTATTTCTGGTAGTGTAACAGCTAGACAATTTTATGTTGGTACAAATAGTGCAATTTATAATTTAGTATTTGGCATTGATTCAATTGAAAAAATGCGTATTGATACGGCAGGTAATGTTGGTATTGGAACAACAAGTCCTGCTACTACATTAAACGTAAGCGGATCAACCAGAATAAGTGCTGGTGAATTGCAAATTGAAGGTGATAATGCATCAATAAGATTGTATAGAACCACAGGAATAAATTATTTTGATTGGGCTAGTGGTCAAAATCTTTATTTTGGAACAGTCACATCCATTGGAGGTGCAGGTAGATCCAATAAAATGGTTTTATTGGATGGTGGTAACGTTGGTATAGGTACAGGAACCCCAGTTGATAAATTGCATGTATTAGGTTCAGTTACTGCTGGCGCAAATACATCAACCAGTGGAACTACAATACTTCAAGGATATTATAATAATGGAAGTTTGACAGTATTAGGCTCTGAATTTAGTAGTGGTGGTCCATTTTTAGGTTACGGTGTATCACCATCAACCGCATCAGTAGCTTCATTTTTTAGTTCAACAGGAATAAACATTGTAAGATCTGCTTATATTCAAGATGGTGGCACCCATCGTTGGTATACAGGTCCAACACAAACTGTTGCTATAGGAAGTTTAGCTTCATTGAGTGAAAGAATGCGTATTGACGGTAATGGTAATCTAGGTATAGGTACTACAAGCGGTACTACCAAATTATATGTATCCGGTTCAATTACAGCAACTGACGGGGCTTTTATATCAAATGTAACTACCGGCACTGATAGATATTTCTTGAATTTTTATGGTACTGCCACAAATCAAATATTTACATTATATGAAAATAATAGCACTGCTTATTTAAATTCTTATAATACCATGGCTTTCAGAGCCAATCAACTTGGTGGATCTAACGGATATTTTGTATTTTCAGGAGCAAATGTTGGTATAGGAACAAGTAGTCCTGGTGCTAAATTAGAAATAACAGGATCATCAAGTGATGTATTATTTAATATAAATTCACCAATTAGTGGAAATATAATATATGTAAGTGGAAGTGGTCGTGTTGGTATAAATAAATCCACCCCAATATCAGCACTTGATGTCAGTGGAAGTGTAACAATAACTGGTTCATTGAATCTAACTACAAATATAACTTGTTTATCATTAACAGAAACATCTACAGAAGCAGTTAAATATAATATATCACCACTTCCAAGTCAATTGGAAAATGTTTTGAAATTAAAACCCGTATCATTTAATTATAAAACTAACAATAAACATAGTATTGGTTTAATTGCAGAAGAAGTGGCTAAAATATATCCTGAATTTACATCTGAAACCAATGATTCAATTAGTTATGGTAAAATAACCTCCGTATTAATTCAAAGTATTAAAGAATTAAAAAATATCATAGATAATCAACAAAAACAAATTGAGGATTTATCCAACAAATTGAAATGATTTTAAATGATAAGTAACCAAACTGTTTTATATTTATAGAGTGAATTATGGCAATTTTACAGTCAACCACAATAACAGGTAGTCTAATAATAAGTTCATCTGCTGCAACACAACCATTGCAGATTTTGAATTTATCATCAAGCGCAAGCAATACAACCTTTTTGACAGTTGATGCAAGTGGCGTTGTATCAAAAACAACATCTGGAGCGTCTGGTTCAAGTGGTACATCTGGTAGTTCCGGCACATCCGGCTCAAGTGGTACGTCTGGATCAAGTGGATCTTCTGGTACATCAGGCAGTTCAGGTTCATCTGGATCAAGCGGTTCTAGTGGCACAAGCGGATCAAGTGGAACAAGTGGTAGTTCAGGTACTAGTGGAAGTAGTGGTTCCAGCGGAACATCAGGCAGTTCTGGATCTAGTGGCACAAGTGGATCTTCTGGTACTAGTGGCTCATCAGGCACATCAGGAACGCCTGGTAATAGTGGTACATCCGGTTCAAGTGGATCTTCAGGAACAAGCGGATCATCTGGTTCAAGCGGAAGCAGTGGTACATCAGGTACTCCTGGCAATAGTGGAACAAGCGGATCTAGTGGTAGTTCTGGAACATCAGGCAGTTCAGGTTCTAGTGGTACAAGCGGGTCATCAGGCAGTAGCGGTACATCAGGCAGTTCTGGATCTAGTGGCACAAGCGGATCAAGCGGTACTAGTGGTTCCAGTGGAACATCAGGCAGTTCTGGATCTAGTGGAACGTCAGGTAGTTCAGGATCATCAGGCACAAGTGGTTCTTCAGGCACATCAGGTTCAAGTGGTTCATCTGGAACAAGTGGATCAAGTGGTACATCTGGAACTCCCGGCAATAACGGAACAAGTGGATCATCTGGTTCAAGTGGAACGTCAGGCAGTTCAGGATCATCAGGCACTTCTGGTTCTAGTGGATCAAGTGGTACCAGCGGTTCAAGCGGAACAAGTGGAAGTAGCGGAACATCAGGCAGTTCTGGTTCAAGCGGAACAAGTGGAAGTAGCGGAACAAGCGGATCAAGTGGAAGTAGCGGAACATCAGGCAGTTCTGGTTCAAGCGGAACAAGTGGAAGTAGTGGTAGTTCCGGATCAAGTGGTACCAGCGGATCATCAGGCACATCAGGTAGTAGCGGAACTAGTGGTGCTCCTGGTGGTAGCGGAACATCAGGCAGTAGCGGTTCTTCAGGCACATCTGGGTCAAGTGGTACCAGCGGATCATCCGGTACATCCGGTAGTAGCGGAAGTAGTGGAACAAGCGGATCATCTGGTTCAAGTGGAACGTCAGGCAGTTCAGGTACTAGTGGTAGTTCTGGAACAAGTGGATCAAGTGGATCAAGCGGAACATCAGGCAGTTCTGGTTCAAGTGGTACCAGTGGTAGTTCAGGCACATCTGGAACTCCTGGTAATAGCGGTACCAGTGGATCATCTGGATCAAGTGGAACAAGTGGTAGTTCTGGTACATCTGTCACTGTAAGTGGTACAACTGGATATATAGTTAAATTTAGTAGCGCATCTACAATTGCAAACACAGCTACACCAATATTTGAAACAGGATCATGTATTGGTATAGGAACTACAGTTCCTGGTTCATTATTGCAAGTTCATGCTGCGGCAGGTGGAAATAACTGGTCATGGTTTAATGGTAATGTTGGATCTACTTTACCGACTGGATTTACTACGGGTGTATCAATTGGAAGAAATTATAGTAGTGGCACAAGTGAATCAAATTTAGTATGGGCACAAGGTATATCTTCAGCACAATATTTTGCAATAGGAAAAGTTTCTGGGAGCAATTCATATTCAGAACAATTAAGAATTGATAGTAATGGCAACGTTGGTATAGGCACAACCAGTCCATCTTCAAAATTACATATAGATGATGCAACTGCTCCTTGGATAACCATAAGTAGAAGTGGAACGCCTACATGGCAATTAAGAAATAACTATCCTACAAATCAATACGGTTTTAGTTTTAATAATACTACAGCTGGTACTGTTCCATTCTTTATTGGAGCTGGAGGAAATATAGGTATAGGATTAGACAGTCCTGCTGCTAAATTGGATATAGTAGGTACTAATACTACAATTGCGTTATCATTTGGTACCACAGTTCCAAATAATCCATTGTTTATAAATACTTATGGTGGTTATGCTGGTATTGGTATGGATCAAACGACCGCTGGATTAAGATTAGTAGGTGATTATAGTGGCGGTACAAATCCATTAGTAGATATAGGTTATTATACAAGTGGTACAGTTGCTCATGCAAACTGGGTAAGTAGATTAAAAGTATTAAATAATGGTAACGTTGGTATAGGCACAACAAGTCCTGCTAGTAAATTACATATAAGCGGATCAGGACAAACGGTACTGCGTCTTGATTCAGACACTACCACAAACATATGTCAGTATCAGGTAAAAGCAAATGGTGATGGCGTACTTATTATGGGCGTGTATGGTACTGCAGGTGCAGGAAATAATTTTGGAGTTACTGCAGCAGGTCAAGCATATGTTGGTACAACTACACTCAGTTCAGCATATCCAACATCATTGGTAATTGGAAATGTATCTGCAATACCAATAGTATTTAGTACAACTAATACTGAAAGAATGCGTATTACCGGTACAGGTGAAGTTGGTATAGGTACAACGTCTGCACTTACAACAGGTGGTACTGCTCAAGTTAGTATTTCAACTAACACTAATGCAGTTGCACTTTCATTTGGTGCAAGTAACTCAGATTTGTCTTATATAAGAAGACTTTCAACAGGCCTTTTTCAATGGCAAACATTTAATGGTGCAAATGCTGGTGAAATACAATTACAACCATATGGTGGTAACGTAGGTATTGGCACAACCAGTGCAAATGCTAAACTGAATGTAAATAGTAGCGGTTCACTTGCTGCTGGATCAGTTGTATTTAGAGTAGAAGGATCAAGTGGTTCTCTATTTGCTGTAGATGATAGTTTAAGCGGTTCACTATTCAGTGTAAATGATATCTCAGGTCTACCAATTCTTGAAGTGTTCAGTGACAACAGAGTGGTTGGCGGAACATTCAATTCAAACGCATTTGTTATTACAGGCAGTTGTGTTGGTATTGGTACATCAGTTCCTGCAAATAGATTACACGTATCTGCTTCATCTAATCCAGTTAAATTGGACGGTCTAACAGTTAATGCAACAGGTTATTATTTAACAGTAGATAATACTACAGGCGTTGTTTATAAATCAACTGCTACTGCTGCAGGTAGTAGTGGTACAAGCGGAAGTAGTGGTTCATCAGGCACATCAGGTACTCCTGGTAACAGTGGTACAAGCGGTTCAAGCGGTTCAAGTGGTACATCAGGATCAAGTGGTTCATCAGGCACATCAGGTACTCCTGGTAATAGCGGAACAAGCGGTTCAAGCGGTTCAAGTGGTACAAGTGGTGCTCCAGGTGGTACAGGTCCACAAGGACCACAAGGCCGTCAAGGCGTATCTGGATCAAGTGGTTCATCTGGTTCAAGCGGATCATCCGGATCTTCTGGATCTTCTGGATCAAGTGGTAACAGCGGATCAAGCGGAACATCAGGCACTCCTGGTAACAGTGGAACAAGTGGTTCATCTGGTTCTAGTGGTACAAGCGGTTCAAGTGGTAGTTCTGGAACATCTGGAACACCTGGTAATAGCGGTACAAGCGGATCAAGTGGATCAAGCGGAACAAGCGGTTCAAGCGGATCATCTGGAACATCAGGCACTCCTGGTAATAGCGGTACAAGCGGTTCAAGCGGTTCAAGCGGAACAAGTGGTTCACCTGGTGGTACAGGTCCACAAGGACCACAAGGTCGTCAAGGTGTAGCAGGCAACAATGGTAACAACGGATCAAGTGGTTCATCAGGTTCAAGTGGATCAAGCGGTAATAGTGGTAACAATGGATCTTCTGGTTCAAGCGGATCAAGTGGTTCATCTGGGTCAAGCGGATCAAGTGGTAACAGCGGATCAAGCGGAACTAGTGGTACTCCTGGTAACAGTGGAACAAGTGGTTCATCTGGTTCTAGTGGTACAAGCGGATCTAGTGGTAGTTCTGGAACATCTGGAACACCTGGTAACAGTGGAACAAGTGGTTCTTCAGGAACAAGTGGTGCTGCTGGTTCACCTGGTGGTACAGGACCACAAGGACCACAAGGTCGTCAAGGCGTAGCAGGTAACAATGGTAACAACGGATCTTCCGGTTCAAGTGGATCAAGCGGATCAAGTGGTAATAGTGGTAACAACGGTAATAACGGATCTTCTGGTTCGAGCGGATCTTCTGGTTCAAGCGGATCAAGTGGTGTTAGTGGTAACAACGGTAACAACGGATCTTCTGGTTCAAGCGGATCAAGTGGTGTTAGTGGTAACAACGGTAACAACGGATCAAGTGGATCAAGTGGTACCAGTGGTGCTGCTGGACCTGCTGGACCTGCTGGTTCAGCAAATGCAAGTGGTACAACAAATTATCATGCTAAATTTACTGCGACTACTACACTTGGTAATGGTATCATTTATGATGATGGTAGCAATATTTGTATTGGAACAACCACTGCTACAGGAACATTAACTTTACCTACTACTACAGCTTCTGCTACTCCATCTAATATAAGTTTTGGAACTTCTTACGCAGATACAGTTTCTTTTTCTAAATTACAACTTAAATTTTATCATGATGGTACTAGCGCATACGGTTTAGGAGTAACCGCTGGTCAGCTTAATATAATGGCATATTCCACCGGTATACATGCTTTTTATAATGGTGCTACTTTAGTAGCTCAATTCAATGCAAGCGGAAATTTGGGTGTTGGTGTAACGCCATCATCTTATAAAGGAGATTTTAACGGTCAAGTTCATGCTACATGTTTTCCAACTTCTTCAGATAGAAGATTCAAGAAAAAGATCGTTCCAATTGAAAATGCGCTAGATAAGGTAATGAAATTAAAAGGCGTAAAATATGAATGGAATGAATTTATAAATAGTGTTAGAGATGGTTATGCATTAAATGTTCCAGTTATTGGATTTGTAGCTCAAGATTTACAAGAAGTAATTCCTGAATTGGTTTGTGAGTGGGAATTAAATGATGAAGTCAAGGATGCTCGAGCTGTGGACTATTCAAGAATGGTTGCGGTTTTGACTGAAGCAATAAAAGAACAACAACATCAAATTGAAGATTTAAAAAACAGATTGACAGTTTTAGAAAATAAATGATAATACATAATATGTTTTCATTTTTTGAAAAAATTTATTGTATTAATTTAAGTAGTCGTGTTGATAGATGGAATAACTGCCTTAATCAATTTTCTAAATTTGGTATATCTAATGTGCAAAGATTTGAGGCCATAAAGTATAATCACCTCAAACTTTCAGCAAAAGCTAATGCGCATATTGGGTGTGTTCTTTCACATTACAATATAATAAAAGAAGCTAAACTTAAAAATTATTCTAATATTTTGGTTTTAGAAGATGATTTTTTGTTTCTTAAAGAACCGGATGAATTTAATATAAAATTGAAAAAAAGCTTAAATGAACTTCCATTAGATTGGGATCTTTTTTATCTAGGTTCTTATTTTGTAAAAGGATATGATTATGAACCAACTGAAAGATATTCTGATAATTTGGTAAAGGTCAATACTGGATTTTGCACACATTCATTGGCATATTCTTCTAGAGGAATGGATAAAATATTAAAAAGCTTAAAACTAAACTCAGAATTAGACATTTTACATTATTCTGAGGAATATGAATCAATTGCTTGGTATTTAGTCAGAGAATTTCAATATGAAAACAATTGTTTTGCATCAAATGAATTGTTAAGTTCTCAAATATCTGGATTTTCTGATATAGAAGGTAAATTCTTAGATTACTCTAATAATTTTAGACAGTGTTATAAACAAATTAACTTACATCAGAAATAATACAAACGTGTTGTTCAGTACTTGGATTTGGAATATCTAAATTTGACGTTTGAGTTTTTTCATCATATAAAAAGTCATTGATACCCAATTTTAAAAATCTATTGTGTATTAATGGATCATATGAATTTTTTATAATTCTAGTTAATCTTTGTATTTCTTTGTTTCTTTCTGATGTGGTATTACCATCTTTATTTCTGTACTGTATGTATCCTAGTTTTGGTATATATGCAATTTTTGTGGTTAGAAATGTTTTGATTATCAATTCATAATCATCACATACATGTAAATTTGGATTGTGTCCTCCTATTTTAAAGTAAATTTCTTTTTTCCATGATCTAATATGATTGGGAACTCCTACAATGTGTCTAATAGTTTTTGGATTTATTTTTGGACCATTGACTACATCATACATTTTCCCCTTGTATAATTCTTTTCTGTATGATCCATAACCGTAAGAAAATCCTTCTGGATATTTAACGCATGTACCATCTTCTTCATATACTTCAGTAGAATCAGTGTATACAAATCCGACATCCTTGTATTTTTGAAAAGTTTTTACCACATAATCCAGACATTTTTCTGTGAGTTCATCATCATGATCTAATTCACACAAATATTCACCGTAACACAATCCGGCTGCCCATCTTTTGAGTTCACCAATACTTCCTGATTTTCTTGGATTTTTGAATATTTTTATTCTATGATCAATTTCACTTATTTCTTTTAAAAGATTAAATGTTTGATTGTTGTCATCAGAATCATCAATTATGATCCATTCCCAATTTTGGTATGTTTGATTTAATAGTGATTGTAGTGGTCTAAATATTTTTGATCCTGTTTTGTGGGCAGGAGTAAATACAGAAACTAATGGATTATTTGATGCTGCATCATCATAATTTAATGTGGTTTGAAGATAACAATGTATTATACTTTTTCCCAATTGATCAAGTGAAGGTGGAGATGGATAACTCAACCATTTTGAACGTACACTAAAAGGTGAACTTGATAATTTTTTATATTTACTCCAATCACCAAAAGTTACAAAAACGTGAGGATCATATTGTTTTATGATATCATTTAACGCATGATCATTTTCATAATTTAAAATATTAAATGAATTTTCCTCATACTCAGGCGCATTTTTGTCAGAGTATAAAACATCTATTTGTCTGCCAAATATACACACAGTAATTTTACTGTTCTTTATAACATCTTTATGCATATCATTTTTTTATGTTTTTGTATTGTTTATCAAATGTAATCTGATCAGTATCCATGTTTTGTGGATAATCATTACTTGATACGCTTATTCGTCCAACACTTATTAAATTATCTATATAGTACATATGTTTTCTTTTAATGTCAACAATAGATACAATTAAAATAGTGTCACCATAGAATATTTTACAATCATCATATATGTCAAAATAATCCTCTTTTTTTAAAAATATACAACAACCATATCCATATGGCACTATACCCGTGGTGTCTACAAGTAATAATTCATCATCATCATTATTTAAGGCAGTACTATTGTCTCTTATTCTTGAATTTTCATTAAATCCAATCAATCCAAGTTTTGGATTTTGATCTATAAACCTTTGAAAATTATTCAATACTGTAACATAGTTGAAATAAATGTCATCATTCAATAAACAGATGTATTTATTTTTTGCTAACTTTACACCTAAATTCCAAGCGGGATTTACAAATATATTATTACTACATTTGACAATTATAATTCTCGGATCACTATCATAGAAATCTGAATGTGTATTGTCTATAATAATTAACTCTACATTCTTA